GAACAGTCGAAAGGTGCATTATGGAAGACTAACTCGTTATCTTTGTTCTCTAGAATACAAGACAATTTGTATTGAGCATCTTCATACTCAATGTTATTCTCAATTGGATGCCGCCAAGCCATATAGAATGGAAGACCACCATCTTCGTATACTGCAAGGCCTGAGGGCACGGGCGGATAATTAGGCCTGGTATCAATTGCATCAGACTCAAAATCTAAGGCTACTAGCATTATGTTTAGTCCTAAAAAGGCCCCTAGCCTTTCGAGTTAGGGGCTAAACCCGCGTGGCAGCTGCGAAGCTTTCGCGGGAGAGAGGATCAGTCGTCCAAAGTAGGATACGGCGTAGTAGCAAGCTCATAGGCCTGATCTTGTTTTTGCAAGATCAGCATTGGATCAAGATCTGCCGTATGTTCCTTAATGTCCAGATGTACTTTGAAGAAGCTCTTCTTGTCTTCAGTCACGCTAAGACGGGTGACAAATTCACCCGACATCGTGCCTGCTTGTGCGCAGCGAGAAGTGAACGCCGTGACTGCACCAAGCGACGTCACAGGAATCTTGGCTGTGTACATCGGTGCAGACTTAAGCGGTACGTTTGAAGGCACCACAATGATTCGTGCACCCTCACGACAAGCTTTGCCACGCGAAGGATTGCCACGCGAATCAACTGCTGTCCCCCACTTATTCCATTTGCAATCTGCGCAAGTATCACTTTGAGGTTCTGAAACTTCAGGGTGCGGAGAATCCGAATCTAGAGCATAACACGTAGGCACTTGAACCACATCCGCATCAAATGCTTCTGAGTACCAAGTACGTTCGCCAACTGCTGCAAGCACACGAACATCTGCAGTATTGTTTGGAATCGGTTGCCCATCGACCTTCAACTGAGCATTCTTGAAGCTAATATAGCTCCCCGTCGTCCGCATTGCATTTGCTGCCTCTGCTTGACGCTCGAGCTGCTTTGCAATACGTTCCTTGATTGCATCAGTACTTTCAATGTCGTTCGTAGCCATATTAACCTCTTGTGGATTTCGTTAGAGACAGATCGCGTACTTCGACTTGTTCAGTCCCGGGTACGAGAATACCGGATTCAAGCAGCCCGCGCCATGCAGGGGCTGACAAACGCTTTTGAATCAAATCAAACCTATCTGCTTCGCGAATGTATGTATGAATTGCATCCCAATCAACAGGTACTGGCTCGATGCTCTTCTTGATGCCACAAGTAGCCTGATAGCCACTCGCTTTCGCCATTCCCATGGTGTCAAGCTGCTCAAGAATTCTTCCGCGCATTTCTGTCTCTAGAGCCTTAAGCTCGTCGACCTTCTTTGACACATCAAGACGTTCCTGTCTTGTTGCATACAAAGTATCTATCATCATTCCTAAGTCCATAGTTCTTAGCTCCTAGTACTCCATAGCAACAGTGCCACGAAGTGTTTCATTATACGATGTCTATGTGCTCCAAGTACATCGTTGTTGCATTTGTTACTTCTTACTAGCAATGAATCCATTTATCATTAGTTGGTTATTTGATATACCCTCTGTATAAGCTGGAACAAGTTCCTGCGAAATAGCAAGTTGCGGAATACGCTTACGTTGCTGCACCAGTTTGTAGGGGAACGCGGGTGAAGAACTCAAAGAAGATAGCACTCTTGCTATAGTGTTCTTTGAATGGAAGTCGATTGAATTACCTGTGCGAGCTGTGATGTACCCTGCTGTGATGTACATCTTAGTCATATCTTCTTTTAAGTGGGCAGGTTCGCCAGACTCAAGAAGATTAAGAATGAACTCACCAATAGCGTCAGGTCGTGCGAACTGTGTATTAACAAGAGCTTGCACATCTGTGATATGCTCATGAGTTTCGCGTAGACCTTCTGGTGCATCTTCGACCTTCACTCTAAGATCAAACCAACGACTGTTTCTTAATTTGTCTTCTTTTGCCACCACTTCTGCAATGATTTGAAGCTTCTCGAAATAATCGAGTTTCTTAATCTTATATACTTGCATCGTAAGAAATCTACGATTTCCAGTATTGTCTCCGAGCTGGTCCATACGATTAGTAGTACCAACAAAGATAAAACCTCGTTTTTCGATTCGCGTGGAGGTGGCGTAGACTTCACGGTATTCATCTGCTATCTGAGTTATTCTTTGTTTTGCTCTGTCCATCGCCGCTTTGCGGGTCTCAAACACCACACCTTCCGCTAGATCTACAATTAGTGCTTTTGCAAACGCTATGGTCTGTGTTCGGTTAGAGTCACCTGAATCTGAGGAGAGCTCAGTGCATGCATGGTAGAATGAGTACCCACTAAATGTAGCAAGTTCCTCAAAGAACGTTGATTTTCCAACCCCTTGTGCCCCCACCAAAATACAAGCCCTATCTACTTTAGTACCAGGTTGCAGAACACGGAGGGCGAGACCTGTCATAAGTTGTCGGCCCCACTCATTTGCGTAAGCAGGAAAGTCAGTGTCAAAGTACTTAGAGCCCCAATCATCGAGTCTCGGTGTACCATCCCATTTCAATGCCGCAAACATTTCTTGGAGAAGGTCTCGTTGTGACCCTAAGAGCGATGCTCTTAGCCCTGCGTTTATCTTGGCAGCAGGCATGTGTGGAAGCAATTCGCCTTGAACATACTCAAGAGCTTCATTCTCTAAGTACTCAAGACCTTTAGCTTCTCCACTAGAGATAAGCCCAAGCCGCTTATCAATGTATGTGATGTCCTTAAACCTATGCGCTAAGAGCTTAGCAGCATTAAGTTCATTATGAATTGGAGTACCTTTTTCTGAGAGACTCAACCCAAGCGTAATATACAGTTGCTTACGAGATTCTTCAAGATCAGTTAAAGGTATACTAATTAGATCGCCGAGCTCTGCTTGTGGGTTTTCGACGAGCCAGTCATCAACACCTTTACCAAAAGGCGGGCGAAAGACTTCGAGCACACAACCAAGAGCTTTAACAGCAAATGCCAGATTATGTGCTGCCTGCTGAATTCCAGGCTTTACTTGGATGTCACCATCAAAGATAGCAATAACCCGCATGCCTGGCTTAATTGCCCGTACCATAGGATCGAGAAGCCGACGTGAACCATCTACTTCTTTGATAAGGGCATTATGTGCACCACCAATACCGAAGGTGGGAAGACCAGGCCAAGTCTTTACAAACTTAGCTGCCTTCTTCTCCCCCTCTATGATATAGAGCACATCTTTAGTACGAAAAAGTTCTATGTCTTGGTGGGGTGACCACCAGACATCTCGGATTCCTTTTGGTTGGTTATATTTATCCGTAGCACGATTAAGCCGCATACGATACATACGGGGATCTTGATACGGAATGATATAGGCAGCTGTTGTGCCCATACCTTGAAGACCTATGGGGTATGCCCCTAGATCTTCTGGGACTAAGCCTGATCTTAGTAGATCAGCCTTCATAAATTCTACACTAAGGGGATGATCTTCCTTAAGTGGACGCACCAAAGACAACTGGGGCTGCGCAGACACACTCTCTCCTGTAAGTCTTCATTGTCCCCAAGAAAACGGCGGGGAGCACCGGTCAAGATGCTCCCCTTATATGCCGCCGGTCTGACTAGGACCCCAGGAGACACGCCAGAGCATTGCACCCTCGCGATGTTCCATTATATCGTCAAAATCGGCCTAGGTAAACTGCTGAGGAACGAAACAAATTGTCACCGAAATTCCTTTGTAAGTCTAACTACTCTAGGCTTGTCCTCAAGAATACCTTCTTCGCGTAACATGCAAACGGCACGACTAATTGCTGCAATAGAGCAATTAAACTTTGTTTGCATATCTCTGAAAGAAAGTTCTTCATCTGGGTTTTCCAGAAGATAAGTTTCTAGTCTACCGGTTACACCGTTCTTAAGATACATGTGGCCAACCTTTTGAACCTGGATAATCTTTGTAGTGGCACGCTAGACCGTCTTGACAGGGGCAAAGGGGATCGTTGCCGATGCACGGTGGATGTGCTGCTGGTTGCGACCCTGCGGATTCCATCGCTTCAAACACAATACGCGCCAAATCTTCTCGCTCTTGCATCGTCCAATCTGGCGCAGCGTCGAATAGTGCCTCTTGTCCGGCTTTCAGCATTTCTTCTGTTGGCTCACTGGGCTGTGCTGCTGGTTGCGCCCAGACACGCACATACGCTGGGTTGTTGCCAAGATCGCATCCAGGCTCCCACTCTCCTGGGCACTCGCTCAATGGACGGTCTTTGCACATGCAGAGTGGGGGTTGTGCTGCTGGTTGCGCCCCCGGATACCGCATGCCAAGGCTGTACGCCATGCCCTCGATTTCTTCTCGGGTGTGCGTCGGGTTGACGCCTTGCGCGTCGTGGGCGGCAAGGGCAGCGCGGGCTGCATCCCATGCGAGGGGCTGACGCTTGTGGTAGTCGTCGTAATCGGTGCCACACCCCATTTCATGCAGTTTGCGCAGTCGCTCCTTCAAGTCCTTCAACGCCACTAACTCCCGCAGTGCTTCAATCGTGGTCATGGTGTTGGCTCCTGCTGTGATGGTTGCGCTGCGAGCCACGCCCGTGCGGCGAGTTGAAATTCGTCCCGAGTTTTCCGCCCGCCGCTGTTCAGCACTGGCGGTCTCTTTCTGTCAACCTGCGATTCGGCGTAAGTGCCACAAAGCATGATGCACCCACCATCGGCGTCGAAGCATTCCATCGCTTTGATGAAGGCTATCTTGTTATTGGAATCGAGCTTCGTGAACGTGTTGTTGTCGTGCATCACCCATCTGGTCAGTGGGGACGGCTGTGCTGGTTGCGCTTCAACGATCTTGTTCATGGTTCCTCCTGGCAAACTTGATGTGTTCAATCGTGGTCATGGTGTTGGCTCCTCTCTGCCGTCTGATTCATATCAGTCATATTAAGATCTCCGAGCGTAGACCGTAGTACCTAGCAAAACGAGGCGCATCCTTAGTACCATAACCGAAGGACCTCCAATGTATTACTTTACCTACGATCTTAATGGGCCAGTCATAGAAATACTTGCGTTCGCTATGAGTCATCTTCCCTGCAGCAACACGAATCTCACCCCATTTAGGATCTCGACAAATGAGGGTGCCAACCATACCGCTTCCGGTGTAATTAGCTTGAAGTGTTTGGCGCTTCGTTCTACCTAGTTCGTCTTCGAATGGAGCGTTATTGTTCTGGCGCCCTTCTTCTACTCCAATGACAACAGCTTCGCCATCAAGGAATCTCTTGAACTTCATGAGAAACTGCTCATTCATGGTACTGCGCCCATTCTTATATGGACCTTCCATAGCACGGAGCATTACTCCTTCGTATCCCTGGTCCAAGTAAAGCATCTCCCATTTCTCAATGTCTTTTGCAGACATAACAGTATGTTGCGGTACTGGTCTAGCATGATGTGAACCGTAGTAACCGACATGAGCTCGGTCTGGGTTATCAAACGTCCAGTAAGTGAAATCTGGTTCACCTTCAACTGAAGTAACTCCAGAGGATGTCCGACTAAAGACATCATCACCCGTAGGTTCACCTACAATTAGTTCCCCATCAACATTGTGTTTATCTTTAGCCCATACTTGAATGAACTTGTTCTTAATGGGCTTCGCATTCCTGGAATATGCTGTTCCATTCCATAGAATGCATCTGAACCCATCGAGCTTAGGGCTAAGCAGAAGAGGGAAGCGCAATGTGGGGAACAACTCCTCTGTGAGGGTTGCTGCTAACATAGGCTTGAAATTCATGATAGAATCCAATCCCAAATGAATGCCACAAATAGAGCGCCCCAGAAGATGCTCACAATCATTTCCCAATTACTCATGAAAGCACCTTGATGATTGCCCAGACTACAAAGCCTGCAAGACCAATAAGGGAGAGAACAAGAACCATTCGATGGCCTGCAGACTCCACATCATAGTACTTGCCTTTATGTAGTAAGACTTTCTGGATCAAGTCTGCATCAGCACTTGTATCCACTTTAATATCCCAATCCACATTACGAGGAGTTGGTGAAGGTTCTCCCGCCCGTATTCCGATCTTAACTTTGCCTGTATCCATAACTAAGCGTCCTGAAGGTAGATGAATATAATTCATGCTTGTTACTCTCCCGCGTTTATTCGTACTATGGCCCAAACACACCATACAACAAAGATGTAGACAAGAATACCAATACAAATAAGATTAAGCATGTCAGAACTCCTGTGAAAGCCAAGCAGACAAAAGTATCACAGCTATAGAAAACATATACACCAGTAAATCTACAGCTGCAGCTCTACGTATTTCGAACTTCGCCCATTGCTCTTCTTGGGTCATTCTATCTTTGCCTCCGGGAATGTATCAATACAATCCGGATCTGAAAATATCTCAGCCCATTCGTGGGGGAGAATACCTGTCATCAAGAACTCGCGCTCATCGGGTGTGAGATACGGCAAAGCATCTTGGATCAACATTCCGTTCTCCCACTTTGCATAATCTTCCATGTCCATTACAATGGTCATGGTATTCATCCGCTTCGCCCTTTGAATGGTCATGGTATTCATCCGCTTCGGCCCGAAGGGCGAAGCGCGGCTAATTTCGTAAGGTTGTTTCATTATCTGAGCCTTTGCAAAAAGAGAATACCATTACTGTAATGTCCAGCACAAACAGGCAGGAAGTTACCACACTCACCACCTATGGGATAGCACTCCACCAAAAGCTGGTAGGCTTTCTCCATTGCCCAGCTGTCTTCGAACCTCATTAGAGGCTCTCCGCTATCCCAAGACTCGTTTAGTTCAAAGATCATCATAGTCTCCTTTTAAATTCAAGCCTTCTCGTACTCCGCCCAAGCCTTGCTGTACTCCGCCAGAGTCTTGTCGAGCTCTGCCTGAGCCTTCTCGTGCTCCGCCCGAGCCTCGTTGTGCTCCGCCCGAGCCTTCTCGTGCTTCGCCAGAACCTTGTCGTGCTCCGCCTGAGCCTTCTCGTACTCCGCCAGAGTCTTCTCGTGCTCCGCCCAGGCCTTGCCGAGCTCCGCCAGAGCCTTCTCGTACTCCGCCCAGGCCTTGTCGAGCTCCGCCAGAGCTTTCTCTTTGTCAGTCATCATAGTCTCCTTTCAATCATTTCCAAAACCACCGCAACCACGCCAACCACTAGGCCTACAACACCTATTATGATTAGCAGCATTAAGCACCACCGTACTCGTACACACGACTGGATTCAAACTTGATCACAAGCTTATGTGATCTTGCAGGCACTCCATTGCCATACGTGTATCCAAAATCTGTCGATAGCACTTCCTGGTGCTTAATTTCATCAAGGGGGAGCTGACTGACTCTTTGCCTCTCGAGTATAGAATCACGCACTTCCTGAGTATACATAGTCTCTCCTGGGTTGCGTTACAGGGTTATCCTGTAACTGTTTATTATACTCTCTATTCGAACCAAAGTAAATGCCCTGTTGCGTATGTTACATCGCCTGTTTAGTTTGGCGTATTATGCTCTAAGCTCTAAGCTCTAAGCTCTTCGCCCGAGCTTCGATGCTCTAAGCTCTTTGCCCGTCGCCCGAGCTTCGATGCTCTACGCTCTTCGTCCGTCGTTTGTATGTGTGCGTGCGTGTTGTGTGTACTTTCTATAATAATAAATAATAAATACCAATAATATATAATAACAACAGCCGACAACGTTGTGCGCGTACGGCCGTTGCACTCGCACAATTCCACAACACCCCGCGATCAAAGGGCAAAGAGCTTCACGCTACCTGACCCCGCCCAAAGAGCGTAGTTCTCAGCTCTCTGGTTTCTGGCCATTTCCAGCCAGGCTAAGTTTCTAGTTTTTAGACCTACGGGTGTAGGCCTACGAATTCAAAGCAAAGAAAAAAGGCCAGATTGCTCCGGCCTTAGTCCTTACTCTTGCTCTTGTGCCTCAAGCACTTCGATCTCAGCTTGAAGTGCTGCGATCTTCTCCGCAACAGTCAGCTTAGGAGCTCCACGCTTCTCGAGCTTGCCCTTCTTGCGAAGATCTGACTTGTACCATGCGATGCAAGCCATCGAGGTCTTTCCGGTAGGAAATTCCTTCCGCACAGCTTCCAGGATCTCCTGGTTCGACATGGGCGTTGTGAGAATCAAGTCTTGCGCAAAACTTCCAATGCTCTTAGACATACTTCAATCTCCAGTTGAACTGTTGAAGAATTTCAACAGTGATTACATAATAACGTAGTTACACTCTTTTGTACATACTTGTTACATCTGTTGCATCTCCTTCGTTCAGTTGTTTCAATCAACAAATACATAATAACATAAAACAAAGTTAGTGTATACTAACTTTACACTTGTTGCTTTGTAAATGGATATGTGCATGTTAGTAAGCACTCACTTACATGTGCATGTTAGTTAGTACTTACTTACAGGTGCATGTTAGTTAGTACTTACTTACATGTGCATGTTAGTTAGTACTTACTTACATGTGCATGTTAGTTAGTACTTACTTACTTGCAGAAGTTAGTTAGTGCTAGCTAACTTGGCCGCGGACCGAGATGGGCGTGGGGGGCCTCGCTGTTTGGTGTAATACAGCTCCACGGACAAAGGTAAAATCCGCCTCCTAATATACTATATTCTAAAATCCAGAACCAGTATGCTATGGCCGATTATTTATTTGCTGACTGGCGCGCATTAGGCCACGACCCGTTATATAATAGCTCCATGGAGCTAATTCCGAAACCACCGCCGCATCAGGCAATTCGTAACTCTGAACTTTCAGAGACAGCGGGACCAAGCAAAGTTAATCGACAGCTACGCGAAATCTTTCGCGAGGCGTTCGACCATTTGGGTGGTAGTGCTTGGCTCGTAGACTTTGCTACTTCTAATGACCAGAACGCTCGAGTCTTTGTCCAAGCGATCAGCAAGCTTCTCCCCGCCTCCGCAATGCCTGTTACTGGCGAGAAGGTCATCATTGATATTCCTTGGTTGACGCGCGATAGACTTGCATATAAAGAAGGCGCGGTAGATGCTGACGTCACCGATCTACTTCCTAAACCAGTAGCTGTTGCAGGGAAGAAGAGTGGCACTTAAGTACAGTCCCCGCGAACAGTTTATCCCGCTGCATAACCGTAAACAACGGTGGGCAGCGGTCAATACTCATCGACGTGCTGGGAAGACTGTAGCTCTAGTAAACGATTTGATCTTTGGTGGACTAGAGTGCCAAAAGTATAAGCCTCAACTGGCATACATCGGCCCCACCTACTCCCAAGCAAAGCGTGTTGCTTGGACATATCTCAAAGATTACGCAGAACCATATCTTGGTAAACCGCCTCAAGAGGCAGAACTTAAGGTAACTCTCAAAAATGAAGCCACCATATACGTACTGGGCGCAGATAATGCCGATAGCCTCCGCGGTATGTATCTTGATGGCACCGTCAACGATGAGTATGCTCTTTTTAAGCCCTCAGTCTTCTCCCAGGTCATACGACCAGCGCTTTCAGATAGGCACGGATGGAGTGTCTTTGTTTCAACTCCTCGAGGTAAAAATCTCTTCTATGACGTCTGTGAACAAGCGCGCAAAAATCCCCATGATTGGTTTTCGCTGACTCTCCCTGCAGATACTTCAGGAATCATTCCATATGCTGAGCTTATGGAACTTCGGCGGGATATGGATCCTGAGGAATTTGCCCAGGAGTATTTATGCTCGTTTGATTCGGCTTTGAAGGGCGCGATCTACGCCTCTGAGGTGAATCAACTATTCATTGATTCGCGCGCGCGTGATGGAGGTCTTTTTGACAAGAATCTTCCTACGCACTGTGCTTTTGACTTGGGCTTCACCGATGCCACAGTTTGCATCTGGTTCCAATTAGGCCCAGACAACACAGTTAGGATCGTTGCCTGTGAAGCTACAACTGGTGTGGACATCTTTCACCACATCGAAAAGATAAACCAGTTCGAAGGCGAACTTGGTGAGGTATTTCTCCCCCACGATGCGCGGGCTAAGAATCTACAGACGGGGAAATCTATTGTAGAACAGTTCTTGAAAGAGAACATCACTCCTAGAATTGTTCCTGCGCATAAGGTTCGTGATGGCATTGCTGCTGTACGCCGACTTTTCCCGTTAATCTCAATTGACACAGAAGCAACTGGTGATCTTGTTGAGGCAATGAAGTCTTATCGTCGGGAGTGGGACGACAATAAGCTTATGTTCTCAGATACTCCGTACCATGATTGGAGTTCTGACTACTGTGACTGCTTGCGATATATGGCAATGGCCTGCGCTGTGTTAGGATTTACTGGAGAGGGTTCTGTGCTACCCTCTAAGCGTGCTAAGATGACTGATATGGAGATGCTCACGGCATCGAGTTATAATCTTAACACATTGTTTGAAGACTATGAAGCTAACCGTTCTATTAGGCGTATAGCATGAGCGAATCTACTGCTGTTATTGAGAAACCCGATGAGCTTACCCCGCAAAAGCGATGGGAGGCAGAGATCATCGCTGCAGAGAAGGAACTTGATAAGTTTTATAAACGTGGTAATACTGTTACCCGTAAGTTCCTCGATGAACGTGATACGATGGATGCTAATAATAAATGGTTTAACATCTTCTATGCTAACACGAACATCCTAGAATCTGCTATTTATGCTCAGTTGCCGAAGCCGGCAGTCTCACGTAAGTTCACTGACTATGCTGATGAACCTGGACGTGTTGCCGCACTAATTATCGAGCGTGCTATTACTCAGGATCTTGATGATCCTACTGATAACTTTGATGCATGCATGCGTCATTGCGTTCAAGATCGATTAGTACCAGGTCTTGCAGCAGCTTGGCTTCGTCTCGAGACAGATACCGAAGAAATCTCCGTCCCACCAACACCAGGTAATGACGTCTATGGTGCGGACGATGCGGCAGAGACCGCAGATGCTCCCCCGCTAAAGCAGATCACAGATCAACGGGTTTGTGTTGACTACATCTTTTGGCGTGACTTCATTTGGTCTCCTTGTCGTATATGGGAGGAGCGCCGCTGGGTAGGTCGTAAAGCTTACTTGACCCGCGAAGAACTTATTAAACGCTTCGGAGATGACATTGGCAAGAAAGTTCCGCTTAACTATTCTGTCAATGAGTCAAATTACAAAGCTACTGGGGCTATGTTTACCCCAAAAGAAGATGTACTCAAAAAAGCAGTTGTCTATGAGATTTGGGACCGTACTGCAAAGAAGGTAATCTGGTTTAGTAAGGGTTTCGGCAAATTGCTAGATGAGCGAGCTGATCCGCTTGGTTTGAAGGGCTTTGATCCATGTCCGAAACCGATGCTGGCGAATACCTCCACGAGTAATACAACTCCGCGTCCAGACTACTATATGATCCAGGATCAGTATGTAGAACTGGATGTTATTAATAACCGTATCTCCATGCTTATTAAAGCATGTAAGGTTGTTGGTGTTTACGATAAGGGCGCGGTTGGTGTTAGCCGTATGCTTAAGGAGGGGTTTGATAATGATCTTATCCCTGTTGATAACTGGGCAATGTTTGCTGAGAAAGGCGGACTCAAGGGTCAAATTGACTGGCTCCCCCTTGAACAAGTAGTTACAGCACTCCGGGAACTGAATGGTGCTCGTGAAGTTATCAAAGGCCAAATCTATGAGCTTACTGGTATCGCGGACATTGTACGGGGTGCAAGTAAGGCTTCTGAGACCTTGGGTGCGCAGCAGATCAAAGCACAGTTCGCGTCTGTTCGCATTAAGAAACTCCAAGATGAGGTGGCTCGGTTTGCATCAGAGATTATGCGGATCAAGGCCGAGATTATGGTCAAGCATTTTGATCCCAAAATCCTCATTAAGAAGTCAAACATTGCTGTTACAGGCAATGACGAGTACGTTGAACAAGCAATGCAGCTCCTCAATAGCGAAGCTGACTTCGAATGGCGTATCCAAGTAAATGCTGATACTATGTCTCAAGCAGATTATGCTATGGAGAAGCAGGATCGCATTGAATTCATGACTGCTATGAGCAAATTCATGGAGCAAGCTCCTGCCATGATCCAGAGTGCTCCAGAAGCAGCACCTTTACTTGTCGGGTTGCTCAAATGGATTGTTGCAGGCTTCCGTGGTGCTCGTGATATTGAGGGTATGCTCGATAAAGCGCTCGATGGGCTCCAGAAGCAACCAGAACAGCCTAAGGGTCCTTCTCCAGAAGAGCAAAAGGCCAAGGCTGAGTCTGATAAGATGCAACAGCAGGCTCAGATTGACCAACAGAAGGCTCAACAAGAGATGGCGATCAAGCAGCAGGAAGCCCAACTTGAACAACAACGCCTCCAAATGGAAGCTGCTAATGAAGAACGTCGTCTCCAAATGGAACAAATGGCAGAACAGCAACGTCTTGCCAATGAAGCACAGCAGCAGCGCATGGAGATTGCATTTGAGCGTATGATGAATATGCTTAACTTGCAGAGTGCTAAAGATCTTGCTGAAGTTAAACTGGAGACGGCTAATGCTCAAAAAGCGCAAGTTCAATCTGGACCAAGTAAGTGAGATACGCCGTAGTAAAGAAACTAGCCAAAAACTAGCTGATTTGCTCGGTGTATCTGCTTCATGCATTTGTAAGATTCGTAATGGTTGGGTTTACAAGGAGATAAGACATGGGAGTAAAGCAGTCTTGGGTTTATCCACGTGATGGAGGACCTCCCTGTCTTAAGGCAGATTACAGAGCTCCAGAGACTGTTTATAAGGGATATACAGTCCTTCCAGATCTTCCCGACTTTGTCTCCCCTATTGATAACAAAGTATACCACGGCCGTGCAGGTCTACGGGAGCATAATCTCAGACATGATGTTGTACCAGTTGCAGACCTTAAGGGTTTGCCGTATCTAACCGCGAATAGTGATACTCGTTCAGAGTCACAAAAGCGTGAATCCGCGGCTCAACGCAAAGAGCTAATCATTAACCAAGTCAACCGCCACTATAAGTGACTGCCATGGCCATCGAAACTACTACACCTGAAGACGAAGTACAAGACCGTAGATCAATGCTCGAAGCTGCTTTTGAAGAGCATTCGGCTGAGCCTTCGGAGACGAACAAAACGACAACGGAGGAGCCTAAAGGAGGCCACGTTGAGCCGAAAGAGGGGGGCCTTGAGGCTGATAAGCCGGCCGATTCGGACGTCCCGAATGACGCCACGGGAAGCAAATCGACACAATCCAAAGAAGAACCTGAAAAGGTCTTTAATGCCGAAAAAGCACCTCAAGCTTGGAAACCAGCTCAGAAGGCTAAATGGGACAAGCTTGACCCAGATATTCGTCAAGAAGTACTACGCCGTGAACGCGAGATCACCCAGGGACTGAATGTTTCTGCACAAGCACGCCAATTAGCTGATAAGTTTACTCAAACTGTTCAGCCATATATGGCGCGGATTCAATCTTACAATGTTGAACCGCTGCATGCTATCAATGAACTGCTAAAAGCTGATCATTTTTTGTCTACTGCGCCAAAAGTAACTCGCGCGCAGTTTATGGCTAAGCTTATCTCTGATTATGACATCGATCTAGTTGAATTGGATGGTGCATTGTCAGGTAAAGGACCTGCTGATCCTGTTGAATCTCGTGTTGAGCAAATGCTTGCCCAACGATTGGCCCCCATCCAGCAGTATTTGACCAATCAGCAACAAGCGGAGCAGTTCAGGCAACAACAAATTGGGCAACAGTTAGAACAAACTGTTGAAACAATGGCCCAAGACCCTAAGTATCCGTACTTTGAACAAGTTCGGGAGTCTATGGCCGATATTGTTGAACTTTTGGCAAACCGCGGGCAACACATTACGTTAATTGAGGCGTATAATCGTGCTATCGCGATGGATCCGTCAGTCAGCCAGGAGATTGCAACCAGAACTGCATCAGAAGCACGAGCAACGCAAGCAGCAAAACAGAATAGTAGAGCTCAGCGCGCATTGCAAGCATCTGTGTCAGTAGGCGGCAATCCAGGAGGGTTGATTAATGGTTCACCATCGACTACTGATCGGCGTGCCACTATTGCAGCTGCGTTTGACCAGACTGAAGGAAGATGATGGGACTCTCAAGTTTCGTTCGTCGAATCCTAGGTCCGGGTTTTCCGCGATTGGAAGGTCAGGAACTGCCAGATCCAGTTGACTTGGGGTTGCCTAAGTTAGTTGTTGATCCTGCACAAAGAACTGCTGCTCAAGGCCGAGTTGTTAAGCCTAAACCAGTAAAACCTAACCTTCCTTAAATAGGAGCCATAATGGCATTCGCAAATAGCGCAATTAGCGACATCATCGCTACGACCATCCAAAGTCGTACTGGTGTTATCGCGGATAACGTGACGTCTAATAACGCCCTGCTTACTAAACTAAAGCAGCGCGGGAACATTAAGACGTTTGATGGTGGTAACACCATCATGCAAGAACTGAGTTTTGCCGCTAATGGTAACGCTGGTTGGTATTCTGGTTATGAGACCTTGCCAATCGCTGCCCAAGACGTCGTCAGCTCGGCTGAGTACACCATCAAGCAAGCAGCTTGCCCGGTGACTATCAGTGGTCTTGAGCAACTGCAGAATTCTGGCAAAGAGCGGATCATTGATCTGCTTGATGCTCGTATGAATGTTGCAGAAGATTCGATGGCTAACTTGATTGCATCAGGCATCTATTCGGATGGTACTGCTGCCGGTGGTAAACAGATCGATGGTCTGCTGAAGCAAGTTAGCACGACTCCTACCAACGTTGTTGGTGGTATTGATCGCTCGACCTGGTTGTTCTGGAAGAACCAGTATTTCCGCATGACGACTACGGGTGGTGCAGCTGCTTCGGCAACTAACGTCCAGACGTACTTCAATCGTATGTGGGCTGCACTGGTTCGCGGTAATGACCGTCCCGACCTGATCCTGGTTGATAACATCCTGTGGTCGTTCTACATGGCTTCACTGCAAGCTATCCAACGTTTTGCTGGTACTGAAACGGCGAAACTCGGGTTTGTTAGCGTGAAGTACATGGATGCGGATGTGGTGCTTGACGGTGGTATGCAACTGAACTGGACTTCCACAGGTGCTGCGGGCGTAGCTGCAAACTCTGTGCCGGCAACGTCTGCGTACTTCCTGAACACGAAGTACCTGTTCTATCGTCCCCATGCGCAACGGAACATGGTTCCGCTGTCACCGAATCAGCGTTACAGCGTCAACCAAGACGCCGCGACGCAGATCCTGGCTTGGGCTGGTAATCTGACTTCGTCAGGTCTCCAGTTCCAAGGTCGCATGGACAATACCTGATCTAAAGGAGAAACTTCATGCAACCGATTATTGGTCTCGACCCGCTTGCCCTGGGCTTGGCAACCAACGTTCCGCAGTTCCGTCTTGGTTCTGCTGGACTTTATGACGATCCTGTGCAGGGTACTAAAACCTATGTATACGGATCGATGGCTGGCACGCAAACTGCTGGTCAAGCCTGCGTTGAAGGCGTAGCAGGTGCTTGGACTCCGGTTACCACTGTGAATTCTGCAGCTGGTCAAGTTGGTGGTCATGGTACGCGTGTTGGTGTAGCACAAGCTGCTGGTACTGTTGGTCAGTTCTGCTGGTTCCAAATTTTTGGAACTTGCTCGATTCTGACTGCTGGTGCTGTAGCAATTGGTACTCGCTTGAATACTACTGCAACTGCAGGCGCTATCGATGATGATGGTACTGCTGGTGCACGCCCGATTATGGGTGCTGTGTTCAAGACGGCTGCTGCTGGTGCTGCAGTATCTGCTGATTGCCGGCTTTGCTACCCGACGATTGGTCTCACGATCTAAAGCTAACCGGGGAGACTTCGGTCTCCCCACTTTTAACTCAACAGGAACATACACATGTCCACCGATGTACTTGATTTTGCAATGAATTTCGAAGCAGCAGAACAGGATGAGGCTGATAAGAAGCTTCTTGTTTTGTTCTACCGTGATACAGTTAAAAATGAACCAAAATCTATTGACGCAGGTCGTCCAATCTTTGATGAAATTGATCTAGTTAAGATCATCACTCCTGGTTCGCGTGATTCCTTCGTTGGTGATGCTACAGAGCAGTACCAGCAACGTTTCCCCCGTCAGTGGGCTCGCTACAAGGCTGGTCGTGATCAGAATGCTGGTAGCGGTACCCCTCTGAACATGCTTCCGTGGATGAGCATTGGTCAACTTGCTGAATTTGCAGCAGTTGGTTGTCATACAGTTGAACAACTTGTGGGAATGCCTGATGCTATCTCCCAAAAGTTTATGGGTCACCTTCAAATCAAGCAACGTGCTCAACAGTACCTTGATGCGGCTAAAGAATCGGCTCCAAGACTTCGTCTCCAAGCTGAAGTTGAAAAGCGGGATGAAGAAAACAAGCAACTTACTGCCGCGAATGCCGCTTTGATGGCACGTGTCGAGGCTCTTGAAGCACGGACTCCACTTCAGGCATAAACTATGAGTAATTGGACAGCCCTACAAGTTCTAACCCAGGTTGCTGGAGAACTAGGTCTACCTCAGCCTGCAACTGTTGTAGGGTTGTCCGATGTCCAATCTATTCAACTTCTCTCATTGTTACAGTCTTCTGGCAATGAGTTGCTCCTATACTATCCATGGGAGCAGTTTGCAAAGCGATTTGATATTACTTTGCTAACTGCTACAGAGAGTTATGCGCTCCCAACTGATTACTCGTATTTCCGTGATCAGACTCAGTGGGATTCTACAAATCACTGGCCACTTCTAGGTCCAAAGTCAGCCCAGGAGTGGGCTTGGCTCAAGAATTCATTTGTTGCCACCCTCCCGCGCATGCGGTATCGCATCCAGCAGGACTTGTTTAAGGTATTCCCAGTTCCGACTGGCGCTGGACCATTTTCCACGTTCTATATGGAGTACATCTCTCGTTACTGGGTTCGTGCTACAGCCTCAGCAGCTCCTGATAAAGATATGATTACGCTTGATACAGACGTTTTGCATTATGAACCTTGGCTACTTGTTAAGTTTGTCAAGTTTAAGTTCTATGAGCTTAAGGGCTTTAAGACTGAAGGAGTCCGCGCAGACTTTATGCGTGTATTTGAAAGTCTTACTGGTAAAGATACTGGTGCAGAAAAGCTAAGTCTTGCACCAAACTTCCAAACACCGTATATTGGTGCTTGGTCCATCCCTGATGGGTCTTGGAACGTCTAATATGTTCATGGCTCCGCCTGTTGCTGATACGTTCACTCCGGTGACCATACCAGCCCCTGTTGGGGGTTTGAATGCCTATGACTCTCTTGCAGCGATGGCTGAGACAGATGCTGTCATTATGCAAAATTGGTGGCCACAGCCTTACGGATGTTCTATCCGTAAAGGTTACATCCAGTGGGCTACTGGAATGCCTGGGGCAGTTGAGACAATAGCCGGATGGTATAATTTATCCGGTGGCCAGAAGATGTTTGCCTGGTCTGTGACTTCTATGTATGACGTCACTACTCGTGCAGCAGTAGGCGCAGCAATTGTTACTGGTTTGTCTAATGCTAAGTGGGAAACAGTTGTCCTCACTAATACTGCTGGTAACTTTCTTATCTGTGTCAACGGCGCAGACAATGGTATTATCTACAAGGATGCTGGCGTCTTCCGCATTACACCTGGCGATGGTATTGTAGTAAATACTTGGGCTGGTTTATCTCCCCTCAATGCTGTCCAGCTAACTGTTCACCAGAGACGTCTTTGGGCAGTTGAGAAGAACAGTTCACGTGGTGCATACCTTCCGCCAGATGCTATTCAGGGTACTTTTGCTTTCTTTGATTTTGGTCCACAATTTAAGAAGGGCGGTTACCTTCAATATCTGTCTACATGGACCATTGATGATGGTAATGGCGCCGAGGACCATTTAGTAGCTGTCTCTTCCCGTGGTGAAGCAGTAGTCTACGGTGGAACTGATCCGACTAGTTCCACTGCGTGGTCTTTAGTAGGTGTCTATTATATTGGGTCACCAGTAGCAGGTCGTCGTAGTTATACTAAAGCTGGTGGTGACCTTTTACTGCTTACTCAGAAAGGTCTTGTATCGTTAACTGGTGAACTTGTTTCTACTAAAGTTAATGAAGCGCGCAATCCTCTTTCTTCGCGCAAGATCCAGTTCTTAATTTCTGATCTAGTTTCGACTTATGGAACTTTGAATGGATGGCAAGTAGTCTATCACCCAGTAATCAATATGGCACTGGTAAATGTGCCATCTGTAGTTGCTGGTGGCAATGCACAACTTGCAGCCAACCAAATCATTCAGTCGTGGACACAGTTCCTTAATATGGATTCTGTGTGCTGGTGCACACATAATGATCTAATTTACTTTGGCGATTACGCGGGTGTAGTTCACCAAGCATGGACTGGTAATTCAGACGCTGTGCTTCTGAATAACACTGGTGGCGAGGGCGTTACTGCCTCTGTTCAGCAAGCCTATACATATTTCGGCGGTCGTGCTAATGTTAAGCAAGTTGGTTTGTATCGTCCAGTATTTGTTACTGGAGGTGCCGTCTCTGTCAATGCAGCTATTGTTTGGGACTTTGCAGAACAGGATTTGGTTGCCCCCAGCGTCATACCTTCGCCTTTAGGATCATTATGGGGTACAGGGCGCTGGGGGTCAGCCTTTTGGTCTGGTGGTAGTATTGTAAGTAAACCTTGGATTACTTCTGAAGGTATGGGTGTAGCTGCATCTATTAAGATGGTTACACTTAGCGAAGCAGAAGTACTTTGGATTGCTACCGACTATTCCCTAGTGCAGACACATGGTATCTTGTGAAAATCAACTTGAACTTGTAAACTGGTTATGTGAGAGGATCACATTAGCTCCTACTTCGTATATACAGTGTATTGGCTCAGTAATTGGAGGAAGAATCAAGGGTGTAATTGGGTACGACGGTTATAATGGTGCGTCTATACAGATGCATGTAGCTGGAGAACCTGGTTGGTTTACTAAGGATGTTCTACAGGCAGCTTTTGACTATCCTTTCAATGTATGCGAAGTTAATATGATTATTGGACTTGTGCCGTCAGGAAACGAAGACGCTATCAGGTTTAATACTCATATTGGTTTTAAGACAGTTAGCACACTAGTTGGTGCCCACCCTGATGGGGCTTTGTTGTTAATGACAATGGAGCGCAGGGAGTGCCGTTACCTTAATAGGAACCGCAATGGGCAAGAAATCCAAAGCTCCGCCGCCGCCTGATTACGCAGCACTTGCACAGCAACAGGCAGACCTTAATAAGAAGGCTGCTACTGAGCAAACTGTAATTAATCGCCCGAACCAGAATACTGCGTTTGGTTCTACTTCTTGGGCACAAGATCCTACTTCAGGTCAGTGGACGGAGAACCAAACTCTGAATCCAGAGGATCAAGCACTTCTTGATCAAAAGCGCCAGTTCCAGGGACAGCAACAAGGTATTGCTTCAGGTCTTCTTGGTAAGGCCGGCGAGACCCTTGGCCAACCACTTGATACATCAGGTCTTCCCGATATGAAGGACATGGATCTGAGTGGTATGAATCCGCTTGATCCTAGTTTTGGTGCAGTCGAAGGCGTTCGTGATGCTATGATGGGTCGCATGGCTCCTGCCCGACAACAAGCGCGCGATCAGGAAATTGTTCGTCTAAAAAGCCAAGGTATCCCTGAAGGTTCTGATGCGTTCCAGCGTGCTATGACGCGTATTGACCAGGGCGATACAGACGCCCAACAACAAGCATTGCTTGGGGCTACTTCTGCCTATGGAGACATCTATAATCGTGGTCTTCAAGGTAATGACCAAACCCTTAGGTCTCAGCAGATGCAGGCAGCTCTGCGTGGTACCCAACGTCAACAGGGCTTGTCTGAGCGCGAAACTGCTAGACAGTCTCCGCTCAATGACTTCATGAAGTTGACGCAAGGCATCAACCCCACAAATCCGACTATGCCCAGTTTCATGGCTGGTACTGGGTATAATGCTGCAGATGTGTACGGAGCTGGTAAGGATCAATTTGGAGCACAGATGGATCAGTATAATGCTGGACAAGCTAAAAAGGGCGGAATGATGTCTGGTCTTGGTACACTTGCAGGTGGTGCCGCTGGTGCATTCTTTGGAGGTCCGGCTGGCGCAACGTTGGGTGCTAAACTTGGTGGTGCTGCTGGCGGAATGATGGGAGGCTAAAATGCCACTGTTTGATCCTAATAAAGCATTACCAGATCTCCAGACTCAGGGAGAGCAGCTTGCGCGCCAACGTGCTTATGTCGACTTGCTTCGTAAGCAAGCTATGGCTGAACAGCAACCTGAAGGAAAGATGGTTGGTAAGCAGTACATTGCTCCACATTGGAGTCAGCATCTAGCGCCTGCCTTAAATCAAATGTTTGCTGGAATGGCTGCTGGAGATCAAGCTAAAGCAGAACTAGTATATGGTCAAGCTCAGAAGACTCAGGGCGATCAGTGGCGTTCGTCCCTCCCCCAGTCTGTCCCTGGTAAGGAAGGCTACGGCGCTAACGAGATGGACAACGAGGCAGTGGCTCCAGTTGCTGCTCAGCCCATTACCAGGGAAGCTATACTTAAGCATACGCTTGCTGGTTTGCAAAATCCAGCTACTGCTAAGGAAGCGATGCTTGTAAACCAGAGTCTTACGTCTGATCTTACACGGACTGAGGACAAGGCATTTAAGGACCAAGAAGCTAGGACAGCGGCCAAAGAGCGTGCAGATAATCTTGTTGCCACTTTGCAGCAGCGCCAAGATGCACTAGAATTGCAGATGCAAGATAGAAATCTTAGTCGCGAGCAAGCAAATAGTCTTGCACGTATGCATGATGAAACTTTGCGTGCTATGAATGCTGCAACTGTTGAAGCACGTAAGTATGCTGCAGATGCCGCACATCAGCAAGGCCTTAAAGACGATAGTCGCGAGTTTCGTACTAACGTCGAGCATCTTAGTCGGCGCATGGAACCGCATGCTCCTATGATTAACACCGCGCAGCAAGTCCAAGATATGATGGACAGTTATAAAGATCCTAAGACAGGTAAAGTCGGAAATATTCCCGGAGTAGGCCTTATTGTTGGCTCCCTCCCTCAAGGTTTGCTTTCTACTGAAGGTAGTACTAATCGCCAGAAAATTCAAATGTTTGCCAATGCTATGCTTCGTGCGCAAGCAGGTCTTTCGCAAACTCTTTCTGAGCAACAACGTGCTGACCTTGAACTTATGGCAAAAGGCCAATTCAGGCAAGACCAATTGTTACATGCATGGCCTAGCTTGATGGAGAAGGTAAATTCCACTACTAAGAATATTAAAGCGGGATATGATCCTAGAATTATTGATACCTATTCTAGTCGTAATCCAGATGCAATGCAACTTGTGGGTCCAAAAGCTAAATCTGCTAGCAAAATTCCAGTTCCTTCAAAAGGACCTACTGGTGGTTTAACGCCTGTCGAAGAAGCTGAACTTGCGGCATTGAAAGCTGCCCAATGACACCCCGCGAAGAACTAGAAATGCTTCGGGCTAAGCGGATAGCCGAACTTGAAGCTAAAGCTGGTGGCGGTGTACAACCTGAGGTTGCTCCCCCGCAAGGCGAGGAACCGTCGTTTCTTAGTGATCTTGCCCATGGTGTAAAGGGTTCGTTAGATCGCACAGCACTTGGTATTAAGGGTCTTCTACCACAGTCTGTTCAAGATTTTGGAGATACTATTGATAAGTCAGTAGGTTCTGGTGGGCTAACAAAAGAAACAGCAGTTCCAGTACCGGACACAGCAGGTGGAATGACTGGTAGTATTGGTACGGATATAGGCCTTAGTCTTATTCCAGGTACTGCTGCGCTTAAAGGTGGTAATGTACTAAAGGCAGCACTCGCAGCAAAGGGTCTCAAAAGTCTCGGTACAGCTGCTGCAGTAGGTACAGACATTGCTGGTAATGCTGGTGCTGCAGCTGCGATGGCACCTGAAGATCGTAGTAATGCTGCAGCTTGGGGTGCTGGTGGTGCTGCTAGTGGTAGAGTTCTTGCTCGTACGCTAGGTGGACCTCTGCGCGAGAGCGTCTCCCCACAAGCACAGAAACTTATTGATGCTGGAATTAGTATTACTCCAGGACAAGCTGTGTCTGGATCACAGGCAGGCACTATACCGCGTATTTTGCGTGGTTTAGAGGACAAGCTTACTTCGCTGCCATTTATTGGTGATGTGCTTTCGAATGCTCAACAGAGTTCGGTTAAGTCCTTCAACCTGAATCGCATCAATAATGCCATAAGTTCTATTGGCGGCAAGGTTAAGGCTGCTGGTGTTGATGGTCTTCACGAAGCTGACCAGCTTGTAAGTAAAGTGTATGACGATGTTCTCCCACACATTACCGTCGAGCCTAACAAAGGTCTTCAAGCTATAATCGATGCTGTTGATGCTGCAAAGAAGGACCCACTCTTTGATGTAGCTCATGGTAATAAGCTTGACATGTTTGTTGACCGCCGCATTACCCCACTTCTTGCTGATGGTAAGAACATTGACGGTACTGTAGCAAAGTCATTGGACGCAGAACTTGGTGAGTTAGCGCGTAAGTATTCGTCTAGTGGTGTTGGTAATGAGCCTCTTGGTAAAGGTTTCTATGAATTGCGCAAAGGCTGGCGTTCTGCCTTTGAAGGTACTACGCCCGAAGCACGTCAAACTTTGAAAGATGCAGATACCGCGTTTGCCAAGTTGCTCCCCCTCCTAAAAGCTGGTGAAAAATCTGCCAGTGGTGTCTTCATGCCAAAGCAGTTATCTGATGCTTTGCGAAATGCTAAAATGAAACCTGATGACCTTGCTGAAGCAGCGAGGCAGGTTCTACCCACTACAGTGTCTGACAGTGGTACTGCTGGACGTCAAGTTCTTGCTAATATGATTCATCCTGCAGGTTTAGGCGCTGGAGGTGCTGCTGCAGCTGGTTTGGCTGGTTTTGTACCAGCTGCTATTGCTGGTCTAGGCACGGCAGCATTGTATACACGTCCTGGTTTGAAAGCGGCAACACAAGGTGTCCATCCGTTAGTTAAGGCCCTGCGAGCAAAGCTTAGTCAAGGACCTTACGATCCTAATAAGATTGAAGAAATCATTCGTAATCTTACTGGCCGTGGTATAACCGCAGCTGGAACGGAGTAGATATGCCGCGCGATATTTCAGGTAATTATACACTTCCTGTCGGCAACCCTGTTGTTGACGGCACTATCATCGATGTGGGTTGGGCAAACCCTACGATGGCAGATATTACTGTTCAGCTTAATAATGTTCTTACATTAGACGGCGTACTGCCAGCTACTGCACCTATCAAGTTTGCCACTGGGTCAGCTGCTGCTCCATCGATTACCTTTAATGCAGATCCTGCACTTGGTATCTATCGCGGTGGCACGAATATCCTCGGATTTGCTACTGCAGGTGTATCGCGTGGTACTATTAGTGCGACGGGGAATTGGGATATTCCGGCTCCCAGTTCTGGCGTCACGCTGAAGACCACCAGCATGGATTACCCGACCTATAACATCCAGGCGGGAAGCACTTCGAAGTATGCAGCTATCCAGCTCAGTAATAGCGCTGGAGCACGAAAACTCGAGTTAATCTACATCGGATCGGCGGGAACTCCGGTGTATGGGGTCGCGGCCGATGGGGTTGGCCTGAATGTCAGCGGAGCGAATTCGTTCACCCTGTCCACGAATGACACGGCGCGAGTGGTGGTCGCTGGGACTGGCGGCGTATCCATTGCTGCGAGTAGTGGTACTACATTAACAGTAGTAGGCGCAGCGACTATTCCTGCTTTTGCTTTTACGATTAGTACCGGGGGGATTGGACAGTATCTAGCTTCCGTTGTAGGGGATAGCCCAGGAGTTAGCGCTCCTGGTAGTGGTCTGCGACTAGGCTGGAATAGCTCTACGGCCGGTCCGACTATCCGTAATTACAACGGTGGGGATTCTAATAACGCGGGAATGGTATTCAGCGTTCTTTTGGCGTCGGCTGAGCGTATTGCAATGACGCTATTGCAAACCGGTGGCGTCACCATCGCTGCGCCGAGTAGTGGCGTTTGTTTTACGGCCAATGCTCTTGCGGCAGTGCCCGCTGCTGGTTTCAACAATAATGCTGCGGCGCGTTCATATTCCACGAAGGTCACGGATTTTGCTACCGTGCATTTGGAAGGAAATTTTGCCAATACAACAACGGCTGGAATTGGTTTTTCTTCAGCCGGCGGTGGCGCAGGGATCGGTTTTTCCCGAGGCGCGGGCTGGGATACTTCGTTGGAGTTTTACACAAACCCGTCCGGCACTGCAACGGCAGACGCCGCAACCCTTCGGATGGCAATCGCCTCGACCGGGAAAACGACCTTCTTGGGCGGCGTGCTGACGGCATCGAGCGCGGTTTCGTTCTCCGCGACCCCCAACTTTGACGCGAACGTGTCGAACTATTTCGACCTTGGAGCCCTCACGGCGAATGTCACCGGCGCGACAATCACAAACCCGACCGCAGGGCAGACGATTACCATTCGGGCGAAACAGGACGCCACGGGGTCACGGACCTTTGTCATGTCCACGGCATCGAAAATCACCGGCTCGATCCAAGCCACGCTTTCGACGGCCTCTCTTTTGACTCTGACCTACAACGGGACAGACTCCCGCTGGGAAGGTTCTTGGCTGGCGCTACCTGTATGAGCTTCGCTTCTCGCCCCGCGAATAACGGCGCCCCTGGGTTCACTGTAGTCATTGCGGCGGCAGCGCCAAATAATTCATCCATCTTTCGGGTTGGTGCTGTTTGCACAGGAACCATTGCTGTCCTGAACGATGGAACTATGACATGGGCGAAATCTGCCCCCGCGAGCTATTTAGTAACTCCGACAACGCCAAAGAATTGGGTCACACCTTCAGGCGGAACTCCGGGGAATCAATACTGGGTTAAAGGAACTGATCTTGGGGCAGCAGGGTACAGTAACTGCGGGGTTGTTCTCGCTCTTACAAGTACACAGTCTTTTGTTCTGACCGGTGCGGCTGGAGGGCCAGCGTCTTCTGGAACGCTGCGTTTGCAGATTTACTCTGACTCTGGTGGATCAAACCTAATAGACACCGGAGATTTCACGATGACTGTTAACGGAACTTAACCCCGAAAGGAAACTGAAATGAAGAACATTGACGACACGGATGCATCTGCCCCGACGGGGAATCCGGCCCCGGGCTTTGCCCCGGCGGTGAAGAAGAAGCTGATCGACAATAAGTGGACCGGGATTGCCGCAGTTGCGGTTGTCCTGATCCTGATTTTCATTTTCCGGAGGTAGGCCATGATCCCTCTCGACAAACGTCTGCACATGCTGGTTGGCTTCACGGCAGGCTTTGTCGTGAGTTTTCTCTGGGCTCTCCTCCACTTCCGGGGACCGATGACAGCGGGAATTCTCGCGGTAGTTGTCCTCGGGGTGGGGAAGGAAATCTATGACTCCTTCCACCCATTGACCCATACCCGGGATATCCGGGATGCGGTTTTCACCATTGGCGCCGGTGCTGTCGGAGCTTTTATTGGAGCATTTATACTATGACTGAGGGAGAACCAAAAGTGACATCCTCTGCCTTTGAAAGACATGGGCAGACTGTTCTTAGTATGCTTGTACTTGCACTTGTGTTATGGACTGGAAATTCTGTATTAGATATTAAGGATAAAGTAACAAAGATTGAGGTTTACCAAATCACAGCGTCAAATCATGATGTGACAGCAGACCGAGAGGTTTCAGACCTCAAAGAGCGAGTGAGAACCCTTGAATTGGATTCTGCTAGAGGTAACCGCAGATGAACTTCGAACAAGCATTCGTTAAGCTTATCGGGCATGAGGGTGGTTATGTCAATAACCCCAAAGATCCCGGTGGTGAAACGAAGTTCGGAATTAGCAAACGGGCGTATCCAGGTGAAGATATTGCCAATATGACTATGGAAAGAGCGAAGAGCATCTATCATCACGATTACTGGGGTCCTGCAGGTTGCGATGTTGTTCCAGATTCAATTAAGTTCCCCCTATTTGATGTAGCAGTCAATCTTGGTGTTAAGACTGCTATTAAGCAATTGCAGAAGACATGCCAAACAGATGAAGATGGTATTCTTGGCCCAATTACATTGCAAGCGCTTAACTCAATGGATCAAACTAAGCTTGCAATTAAACTAATAGCTAATCAACTCGAGTATTATACAAGTCTTGTTACATGGCCAGCCTTCGGTAAAGGCTGGTCTCGTCGTGTGATTGACAATCTAAGGGGAATCTGATGGCATTTGATCTTACTGGGCTTGGCTCGCTCTTTGACTTCGGTGGGAAGATCATAGATCGTCTATTTCCAGACCCTGACAAAGCACAGCAAGCTAAGATTGAGCTCTTCAAGCTTCAACAAAGTGGTGAGCTCGCTCAACTAGCTGCTGAGACTGATCTTGCTAAAGGCCAACTAGCAGTAAATACAGAAGAAGCCAAATCATCTTCTATCTTTGTCTCTGGTTGGCGCCCCTTTATTGGCTGGGTATGTGGTTCTGCGTTTGCTATGAATTTCGTAGTTGGTCCCATTATTACTTTCTCCGTCCAAGCGTTTCTAGGGAAGAATTTTCCTTGGCCAACGCTTGATTTTGCCACCATCATGCCAGTATTGCTCGGGATGCTCGGGTTAAGCGGCATGCGTTCTTATGACAAAGCTAAAGGAACTGCAAAGTGAATGAATTGAATGCCACCCTTACCGCTCAGGAATGGGACATCGTTGGTAATGCCCTCGGACAGAGGCCATTCGCCGAGGTTGCTGCCATTATCCAAAAGCTTCAAGCTCAAATTCAAGCTCAGCAAGTCAAAACCCAGCAAGAAGTTAAACTTAGGGAGGTGAACAGTGGCGACTAGAAAACCAAGTCTCTCTGAGATTCGCAATCCCAAAGAGACGCTCGCAAGGCGACTGGCAGATACTGAGGATGAGGTAGCAGAGCCAAAGGACAAAGAGGTAGGGCCCGGTGAAAGTTCGGCACCCACCACTATGAGCCAGTCTGACTTCTTCAAAGCTCGTACGCCCCAGGAGCGTGCTCAACAACAGAAGATGCTTGCTCGCAAGCTTCGTTCGATGGGACAATAAGTGGCCAACCAAGAGAATTGGATTGCAGGTTTTCGTACCATCGATGATGGTAGGACTTCTGTTGCCAATTATGTTTGGGATACAGGTACACTTGCGTGGGTTCCACAATCAGGTGGTGGGGCAGGACCTACTGCTGATGTAAACATCATCAGTAGTGTTTCGCTTGCTGTAACTGGGCCTTTGACTGATACCCAGCTTCGCGCAGCAGTTGTCCCCACCACCGACGATCATACCACTGCAGCACTTCCGTTATCTGTCAGACTCTCTGATGGTGCTGCATTCTACAATGCTACAGGCGGTGGCGGCGGTAATCTAGCCACTGCTGCTAAGGGTACTACTGCAGCTGGCAATCCTACGTCTGAGAACACTGATGTAAATACTCAGTCGCTCCATACTAGAATTACAAATGCATCTATTGCTGTAACAGGTACATTCTGGCAGGCTACACAACCAGTTAGCGGCACATTCTGGCAAGCAACGCAACCAGTCTCAGGTCCACTTACAGATACTCAACTCCGAGCCACTCCTGTACCAGTTAGCGGCTCGGTTTCAATTACTGGATCAGTAGTAGTTACTGGTCCTCTTACAGATACCCAACTTCGTGCTACTCCTGTGCCTATTAGTGGCACGGTTGCTGCTACACAGTCTGGTGCTTGGAGTACTGGTCGTACTTGGGCACTTGATGTAGCAGTTGATGATGTAAAAGCTCAACTGTTTGATGGCACCAATAATGTAACCATCAAAGCACTTAATAACCAAGTAGTAGCTGCTGACTTTGGACTTGTAGTTAATGCGGTTATTCATGGTCTTACAAGCGCAGGTGGCGGTGGTTACGTTGATGTAAAGGTTACACCGTCTGGTGCTTTGATTACTGCCAGTAATGCCGCTAGCACTAATACTCGCTCTAGTATTGCTGGCGCTGCAGTAGATACACTTATTCTCGCTACAAATACAAGCAGACTTGGTGCTACAGTTTTCAATGACTCCACAGCTATCCTGTACTTGTCGCTTGGTACTGCTGCCGCATCAACTACAGACTTCACATTGAAGATGTCTGCAGCATCGTACTATGAAGTACCTTTTGGCTACACTGGACAGATTCGTGGTATTTGGGCCTCTGCTACTGGTAGCGCACGTGTAGGGGAGCTGACTTAATGCCATATTTTCCTCCCTCATCTTCTGGCGGTGGAGTGGATACTCAAGATGAAGGTACTCCACTAGGTACTACTACAAGTTTAAATTTTGCAGGTGCTGGAGTAACTGCTTCTGGCATCAACCCTACATTAGTAACTATACCTGGCGGCGGTGGATCTGCTACAGTTACTCAAGTTACTGTCAATCTGCCTCCGCCAGCTAAAAGAAGCCATGCAGTTGTAGTTACAGATGCTACAGTAAGCGGAACATCGAAGATAGTACTTTCACTTGCAGGTGCGCCGCCCTCTGCAGTGCATGAGATAGAAGACATAGAAATGCTTTCAATAGGTGGATTACCTGCTGCAGGTAGCTTTACTTTCCAAGCTGGGTTTGCAAACCCAATTAGCGGTCCGATCTTGATTAACTATATGGTAGGCTGATATGTCCCAACTATACGATGCTAATGGTAATCCTGCGTTTACTGATGTTCTTGCTCAGAATCAGCCAATCATAGCTGCAGCAGGCCAAGTACTAGCCCAACTTCGCGGGCAAGCTACTGCTGTTGTTCAGATCACTGGTACTTTTGTTGCTACTTTGCAATTTGAAGGTACTGTTGATGGTGTGAATTTCTTTGCTGTCAATATGTACCCAGTTGCTGGTGGAGCTGCAACTACATCCACAACTGCAGTTGGCCAATGGATTGGTGTTGTAGCGGGATTCTATCAATTTAGAGTTCGTTGCTCAGCGTATACATCTGGCACTGCTACTACTAGTGTAAATGTAGCGCAAGGTACTAATGAGCAAGCCGTAGCAGTAGGCAGTTCACAAGGTATTGCTTCTGCAGGTATTCTTGGTGTGCTTGTGCAAGGTGCTGTAACCACAGCAGCCCCAACTTACACTACAGCTAATATGAATCCGTTGTCTTTGACAACGGCTGGAGCGCTGCGCACAGACTGGTCATCGCAAGGTGCAACAGCAATTACCTCGGTTCCTGTTGCAGCAGGTACTGGTACACTCACAGGCAATGCGCCTGTAGTAAATGCGGCCATATTTGTTGGTACTGCCGCAGGAGTAGCTGCTGCTGCAGGTGTTTTGAAAGTAGGTATTACTGGTAATGCTGGTGCTATCTTTGACAGTGCTACTGCTGCAACAGTACCTGCAAATGCCCTTTATAGTGGGGCGCGTGCCCAGAACGTAAATCCTACATCAGTTACTAATGGCCAGATGGTTGGGTTAGCTGCTGATCTTTCAGGCAAGCTCATCATTACTCCACTAGCGTATCGTACGCTTATTAGTCATGCGAGTGCAACAGTAGCAGTAAATACTATTTCTACATTACTTGCTGCAGGTGCCGCAGGTGTATTTAGAGATATTACAAGAATAGTAGTGACGACGCTCGGTGCAGCAGCAAATACATTGACTATTACAGATGGTACCGTATCATTTGTTCTTGATTATCCAAATGCTGCAATTGCTCCAAGTGCTCCGTTTATTCTAAATTTTGATGGTGCTCCGCTAAGAGCTACAACAGCTGCAACTGTATGGCAAGTTACACAATCGCTTGCTACACAATGTCGTTATCTCGTACAGTATGTTGAGCGTATTGCATAGGAATTATCATGGCACGAGAAAAAGTAATCATTAGTCGTAAGTGGTCGCATCCAGAGATTGATGCTTTCATTGATTCTGAGAAAGTAGGAGCTAGCATGAAGCTCTCAGATTTCGTGGATGCTCTTGCTGCTGAGATTGGTAGTCCAATGGGCATCATGACTCGCGCTCAGCTTAAGGTTAGAATGCTAGCTGCTGCTTCAGTAGTCGCTGAAGAAATGAAACTCTCAACCAAATACGTGGTGTAATCATGAGCTTACCTGCCGGGCTTTCTTACGAGTTTGGTGCTATAAAGCTATCAACCAACGCTGTTGCTTTCGCTGATGGTGGAGTTGGATTCGATGCAGCTGGTGCTTTAGTAACTACGGCAGCAGCACCTACATTTGGTGTTAATGGTAATCCAGCTACTGCATTAGGACCTGTTAGTGTTATCGCTAAGGCATCAGCAGTTTCGCCCCTCAACCAGCAGAACGGGCTAACTTATGATGCTAATGGTAGACTTGTAGTTGTAGATTGGCTATTGGCTACTACGCCATTTTCATCTGCTAATGGAATGACATTCGACTCTAGTGGGGCTTTGATAGCAGGTGATGGTGCTGCGTTAAGCCTTGACTTCACTATCGGAACTCTTGATAGCCGCATAACCTTTACCAGAGCCAGTACTGCAACCTACACTAACAAAAGCGGCTTGATAGCTTCTGCCGCTGTTAATGAAGCACGCTTTGAATATAATCCTATAACACGGGCTTGCCTGGGTTTGTTGATCGAAGAACAGCGGACTAATCTTATAGTGGACTCTGTTCCAATTTCTGGTACATGGGCTGTGGCTTTTTCCACCCTAACAAATTCTTCTGGAATTGCGCCAGATGGCACTAACGCAATGGTTAAAATAGTAGCTACAAGCTCAGCTTATATATCACTTCTTAAAAGTGTTACTGTATTAGCTAGTACTATATATACTTTTAGTTGGTATTTTGATAGTACCAATAGTTCTCTAGGTGCTAGGTACAGAGTATTTGATGCGTCTAATGCGCTAGATATATTGGATGTAGCTATAACGTATTCTAGTGGTATTACTAGATATGCAGTTACTTTTACTACACCTGTTGGGTGTACTAGCATTTTCGTATATCCAGTAAGCGGAAATGTAAACATTGGAACTACATTCTATGTATGGGGCGCACAACTAGAAGCAGGAGCTTTTGCAACTAGCTATATTCCTACTGTAGGGGCCTCTGCAACGCGCTCCGCAGACGTAGCAGTTATGACTGGTGCAAATTTTAGTAGCTGGATAAATCTTGCAGAAGGATGCTTTTATACGAAAAGTCTAAAAGTAGATTTGCCTAATGTGGCGTCTATTACTATTCTTGCTGCTGGGGCTGCAGATGCTATACAGCAGTATATGTCTTTTACGGCTCCTGTTTCCACAGTAGTCGTAGGTGGGGTTAATCAAGCTACACTTATTAGTGCAGGCATTACGCCTAATACAGTTGTGAAAACTGCTATGTCATACAAGCTAAACGAATTTAGATACGCAACTAATGGTGTTTCTGGCACGCCAGATCTAAGCGGATCAATACCCACTAGTCTTACAACATTCTCTATTGGTAACAATGGTTCTAATTATTTTAATGGGTATATTGCAACATGCAAATATTGGAATACTGCTAAAACAGATGCTCAATTACAAGTAATAAGCCTTGGTTAGTAAGCAATATGGACGATACAGCATCCTTCGGGGTATACCCAAAGCAGCGTGCTACGCCTCGTAATGAGACGACCGCTGCTCGTCTTCGTGGGTTCATCTCAGGTCTTACAGGGTCTGAGACTGATGGGTCTGTCTTCGATCCACAACGTGGCGAAGAGCAGAGTGCTAAGGGCGCAGGGGAAGTAGTTAGTGTTGCTGGTGATGTCCCCCTCCCCCCGCTCGCTGCTCTTAAGGCCTCGTTGCTCATCCCCATTCTGAGGGGTGTGAAGGGGAACGCCTTTGCTTCTAAGCAAGCTATGCTTGAACAAGCTGTCCAGTTAGCAGAAAGGCTCAAAGCTAAGGGGGCGTCTGCAGATGATATTTGGCATGATGCGAAAGTAGTAGAAAATCCAAGACTAGGTAATGATCTTAAGGGACCATTTGAAGAAAAATGGTTGCACGAAGTATCACGTCGTCCTGGACAATCTTTATTTGCTCCTGAGCATCAAATGTCTCGTACTGAGAAAGAAGCTTTTCTTAAAGAGAACTACCCCGATATTCATAGTGGGATAGACAAAGATTCAGCGGCTGTTATAACTAATATCTTACGTGGTAGTATACCACGTTCTGGAGTCTATAAAGGACTACCAACCAAACTTGGAGAAGTTGGAACTTCTGAATTACTTGTTCATCCTGCGCTGGAGCAATACCCGCATTTGAAGCAGATAGATTTTCAAATGATGAACGAAGCATTAGCTAAAGATATTAATGCGGCTAAAGCACCTGGTGGAGGTTATTATCCAGATATACCTGCCATTAGAATAAGCAAAGGAGCTGCACTTTATCATGATAGGTCTAAATGGGATCCTACAAGTATTGCTATACATGAACTTATGCACAGTGTTGAGCATAATATGGGTATGCCTCAAGGCGGAAGTCCCACATTTATGGAGCTAACTCCAGGGCAGGAAACAGCAATGTCTCATATGGCAGAAGCTTTGCGCAAAATGCCAGACGTTCAAGCTCAAAAAATTGGTGTAGCTCTTGATGCTAATGCAGATTTACATCCGCATAAGCGCTACGAGAATATAACTGGTGAGCAAACATCGCGGCAAGCTCAAGACCGAGATTTGATGACTCAAGGTGAGCGAGACATCACTCCACCAATTAGTACTACTAACGCTAGTATTGAACCTAAAGTTTGGACTGTAGCAAAATCAATGAGTGATTTGAAAGAAGCACCTGAAGTTAATGCTCGAGCTATGATGGATGCCCTTCGTAAGTTTAGAATACTTCCTTGAAAGGAAACATGATGTTTAATATGGGTAGAATGGTCGCTCCAATGCTGCGTAGGCAGCAACCGCAGCAAATGGCTCGGTCAATGCCGTTTATGGGTAATAATGTTCCCAGGCCTCAGATGCTTGGTGCACAACAACCAGATATGGATGCGTATACAAGGCAGAAGATGCAGGCAGCACAAGGAGCTGCTGGTCCAGCCCCTGCGCTAGGCCCTGGCATGTCTGTGCCTCCTGGTTCAGCAATGGGTTCTGCTCAAGGATTTGGCCAGATGACTGACATGCGTGCTCGCCTAATGCCTGATATAGGTAGTGGTGGCTTTGCATCACAACCAGGCTACACTGGTCAACCGGTGGGTGGCGCAAAATCCAGACCGCAACCAGGCGGCAAGAGCCAAAAGCAACCTACTATGGATATTAGCCCTTCACCTGCAGGCAATGGCCAGGTTGCATGGTAAAATTAAGGAGCCCACGTCGCGTCAGAAATTTCAGTATAGGGGTATACAGGCCCCCCTCCGAAAACGCGACGTGGCCTCCTTTAACATCCTAGAAATCGACGTTTTTAGCCTCCGAAGCGCTGCCAATTTCGACCTGAGAGTTCCCAAAGACGCTGCGCAGGTTCTTCTAGATGCGTGTCATCTACGAATACTACAGTTTTACAGCTAGTGTTCAATAGGAGCTTAGTACATCGCATGCAGGGCGCATGTGTAATGTAGATAGTCTCAATAGCTTGCACATTGGCGCATTGCATTAGAGCATTCTGCTCTGCATGTACGGCCTCACAGAGGTCACTGCCTTTTGGTGCATGCACACCCGCACAAGGCGTATCTGTACAGTGTACCATGTGATGTGGTACGCCATTGTAACCAGTACCAATGATCTTATTGTGCTGGTCTACAATGACACACCCAACCCTAAGCTTTCTGCACGTTGCTCTCCGTGCTAGTACTCCCGCAAGAGTTAGCATTGTTTGATCTATACTAGGCCTCATTGATCTTCCTTAGAAGAATAGCAGCAATGCCAGTTTCTGGCCCCACCCACCCTTCAGGTTTAATAGCATCTATAGCATTGCCTCGTTTAGTAACTCCGGAGACCTTTGCCATATTTGCTTTTTGTACAAGATCCCAACAAGCTTGCACAGGAATACCCATTTGATACAACGTACCAAGAGCTACGTAGATAGTATCAAGAAGTCCGTCTACAACGCCTACCATATCGCCGTCTAGGCCGCTCTCTATGTACTCATTAACTTCCTCGGTAAGAAACCTGAAGCGCTCCATAAGCCATTCTTGTGAATGAAGCGTAGGTGTTGGCGGGGGAACAACTAGCAGTACTTTCTCGTGAAACTCTGCCACATCATCATACATTGAACGGATAGGCAAGTTTATCTCCATGAGTGTAGTCAATCAACTGAAAGTAATCTGGATCGAAGTTGTCTATAGTAGCTCCTGGATCAAGATAATAAGTAGGAAGCTCATGGCATTGCTCCATACGCTGAATTTCCCATGTCTCGAGATGATTCTCATAAATATGGGTGTCGCCCATCATGAAAGTAAGGTTTCCAGGCGCGAGTTTAGTTTGCTTAGCAATAATAAGCAATAACGTAGCATAGAGAATAACATCACTTGGCAACCCCAAGCACAAATCAACAGAGCGCATATATACAATGCAATCGAGATGATTATTACTTGTAACATTGAATTGAGCAAGCAAGTGACACGGCGGGAGACACTGCCAAGTTTCTGATGGATCATAGGTTGTCAAAAGGTGGCGACGACTATAGGGATTATCATAAATACCATCTATAAGTTTCTGTAGTTGATCTAGATCATTACTTTGCCAAGCGCGCCATTGAGCTCCATAGATCTGACCTACAGACTGCGTTACTTGTGGCAATCCTTCGTTCATATCCCAAGCAGCTGCATTGGCATCCCAGTAGTTGCAACCATACTCTTTGAACGTACCTAGATCAGTCGCTCCCTTCAAGAAAGCAGTAAGCTCTCCTAACACAGGTTTGTAGAAGATCTTCCTAGCTGTAAGAATGGGGAATTGCCCATAGTGGAGGCTTGATATTCTAAGAACTGCGCCGAAGATGGACTTAGTATTTCCGGCACGGCTAGTTCTATAGAATCCTGCGTAAGCAACACTATCCACTAGATCTCTGTATGCTTGCTCGTATTTGCTAATCATGCATCGATCCCCTTACGTTGGTCAAGAAAATCAGCGTAGAAGACAGCGTAGTTAATCAAGTCCATCACTGTATCTACAACCTTCTCATGGTTCGGCTCCCCCTCCTGCTTGGCAAGAGAGACAAGACGCCTAGCCTTCATGTAGATCACTTGAGCATAGGACTTATCTCCAAAGGGGAAGTAAAGATGTACGTCGTCTTGGCCCTTGTTATTATAGTCTTCGCCCTTCGTGATAGTCATACGAGCGGCGGGGGCGATCAAAGCTAGATAACGATTGCGGTCCATATTGGGTCCTTACAAAAGGGAGAAAGGGCACAGGATTTCTCCTGTGCCCTACGTACTAAGCTCGTTGTCTTAGGCAGGTTGTGCTTCAGCAGCAGCCTTAGCAGCAGCAGCCTTAGCAGCAGCAGCCTTAGCAGCCTCAACTGCATCAGCCTTAGCCAGAAGTGCTTGTGCTTCTGCACGAAGGGTTTCTGGCGACTTGCCTTGCGGGCCCTTAGCCATGGCAGTGCGGTAGAATGCAATGCAACCAGTCGTGGTCTTCGCATCAGGGAACTGGCTCTTAACCATAGCCAGAACTTCTGCATTCGTCTTACCAGCAGCGATCTGGTCCTTAGCAAAAGCACCAACGCCTTGGTTCGGACCACGCTTACCGCTCGAATTGTACTTCGAACGATCTTCAGCCGAGACAGGGGCAGCATCAGCCGCAGGGATGTCAGTCATACCATCAACCGGGTCATTGTGTGTAGCTTGATTCATTTTGCTTTCCAAAGTAGAGATTGCTGCACGAGCAGCGCCGAGGGACTTAAACGACGTCTCAGTAGAGACGCCCAACTTCTCCGCAAGATCATTGTGGAGGGCGATCAACTCAGTCATACCGAGTTTCTTAAGATCTGACATTAACTTAGCTCCTAGTTAGAAGATACTGCCGGTTTCGACAGTGATTACATTATACGACGTCCGGTGCTCCAAAGTACAGCGCTGTTGCGACTGTTACATATTTAACTTCAGGGCATTGAAGACGTCATTCTGGACTACGTCCTTCTGTGCGAGGACTTTTGCTACTCGTTGGTCTATCGTCTTACTAGCGGCTAACAAATAGCATCTTACGGCTTTGGTCTGACCTTGCCGATGCAAACGCTTATTCAACTGGATGTACTCTTCTAGGTTGTACGTGATAGTAAACCAGCATATCGCTGACCCACCAAACTGCAGGTTAAGCCCTAATGCTGCCGTCTGAGGCTGAACAAGCAAGAGTGCAGCTTTGCCATCATTCCAGGCGTTAACTACTTCAGAGACCTTAGAAGCAGACATACCACCCTTAAGAGCAAGGGCAGTAGGATGCCGCTTTAAGATCCGCTCACGCTCGTGATCGAACTGGTAAGAGACCATGAGTGGCTCTCCCGCCATTTCTTCTATAAGGTCATCCAGCTTGTCAAGCTTAGCCTGGTCAACCTCCTCCCACAGCGGGGCGGCTACGTAAATGGCACCGCCTGTGAACTGCCTAAGTTTGCTTGTTAGTACTCCAGCATTAGCCGCTGTCACCACCCCATCCTGCATCTGCAACATGAATTCGTCCTCTAGGAATTCATATCGTTTTCTTGCTTCCTTGCTCAGATCAACCATAAGTGGGATGACCATGAACTCAGGAAGTTCAAGCCATTCTTCAGGCTCAACATACATTGCTAGATCTTTGAGCTTACTTGTTAGCTCTTCGCTCTTCTCCGCAGTGATGTAATACCTAAATTGGTCGTGTGGTAGTTGATGAAAATACTTCAGGCGGAAGTGGGTAATAAAACGTCCTAAGCGCTTTCCCAAATCCATCACATATACTTGGCCGAAGAGATCCATCAGGCCATTGGCTGTAGGTGTACCAGTTAGGCCCCACCTGAATTTGAATGAGGGGAGGATGGGCTTGATCAGTTTGTATCGTTTGGAATTTGTGTTCTTCAGCCGTGTAATCTCGTCGCATGCTAACACCTCAAAGTTATGACCTTCTTTTAACATAGGCACAGCCCATTCTAACCCATCATAGTTCATTACAACTATGTCGTAGTATGGGTCATTAAGAATGAGTTTCTTATCAGGACCATGGGCAAGCCCGATCTTCAGACCTTGGAATTGTCGCCACTTCTGCGGTTCAGTCTCCCATGTAGTGCGACAAACCATTAATGGGGCAAGTAGAAGCATATGCTTCCCAAACCCCATCTTCTGCAGCTCAAGAAAAGCTGCTAGGAGGATGCTCGACTTACCAAGCCCGGGAGGCAGAAAGAGGGCAGATTCAGGTCTGAGCAACCAGGTAATCCCGCGGGACTGATATTTATGGGGGATCCAGGTTTTTGAAGCAAATCCTTCAGATAAATCTTGAACCATGCTGGACTGTTCAGCATCTCTGCCCGAAAGCCCATTAGTCTCAACTGACATATAATATGTTCCTGTAGTGGGCGGAGTTGCTCTCCAGGTCTCTTGAATTCTATAAACATCATCTGGCCATTCGGACAAAGGAGTAGCCTATCAGGCCACCCCCTTGTGCCTTGAATCTTTAGAAGAGCGCAACCATGCTTAGTTGCAATAACTTTACATGCTTGCTCTACTGATGATTCTAAAACTGGCATTTGCCACCTTTCGTTTTAGAGTACGAGCACCACCGGCATTCTCTGCTTGGAGTGGGTTCCCAAAGCTCGTCATTATACATAGGCTGCACTGCCACTTCGTACTTCTTACGTAGCTTCAATAGCTGGTCTGCTGTGTAGACTTCACTATGGACGTCATCAGTATCAAGGAACCAGAACTCAGCAGTTACTGTTTTGATGTCAGGGAAGATTGACAAACCTGCAATTGCATAGAGTTCAATCTGGTCAGTGGAAGGGACCCTAAACTTACCTGACTTAAAATCTATGACTGTCATACCATCGCCATCACGATAGTATGCATCCATCTTAACTCGCAACCAGGTCCGCTTGTCGAACCAATCAGGTAGCTTCACCCAATCCTTGTCGAAGCCCAGAGCTTGCTCCCCCTTAAAGTCCTGGAGTTTCAAAGCATCAAGCGCTTCTTGCCAATCTTCTGTCTCTACAGAAAGCTTAGTTGACCATCCATTAAGATAGTGTTCAATGTCTTCATGCATCTTGCTCCCGCGTTCCATTGCTTCGGAACCTGGTTGTTTGATCTTCTCAATAAATTGGTACTCGAACTTTTGAGGACAAGTGCGGTAAACATCAAGCTTACTGAAGCCCCAAGGATCTACGAACTTCTTTTTCATTTCATTCTTCCATGCATTTGGTTTATACGAGATTCATAGAAAGACACCTTGCCGCGTAGCATTACTACTTCGTCAAGCAAGTCTTGTATTTCTACGGGGCTGTTATGCTTTAGCCAATATTCCTTTAGAGCAGCCCATGATTCGCTCTTCATGCCAAGATACCAAATTATAGCATTTTCATGCCGATCAATCATTTCAACTCCGCAAAGTTATTGCCAATAGACTCATCAGACCGAACTTCATATCTAAGCACTTCCTGGTATGCACCATTAACTGCTTCTGCAAGCGCCTGCCTACCTGCTTCGAGCTCTGCTCGTGGTACTTCTACTACTAGTTGGTCATGCACTGATAGCACAAGATTACCGATGCCTTTCTTGCAGAATCTATACATGGCTTCTTTCGTCTGATCTGCTGCAGACCCCTGAATCATATAATTAGTAAGCTTGTATTCGAAGGTCTTGAAAACTCCATTAACTACTGCCGGTTTTTGTACGTAGTACTGACGGCCCCCAAGTGTTTCAGCAAAGCCACCAGTTCGTCCTGCTTTTGTAAGCTTGTCTTGAAATTGCTTAATTTCTGGGAGAGCTCCAAGGTATTTTCGTTTAATGCCAGTTGCTTCTCCAACTGAAATACTAAGCGACTCAGCGATGCGTCCCACTCCAGCACCGTATAGTACAGCGAATCCAAGTGTCTTTGCAACCTTTCTTGAGATCCCTGCAATTCCTGCTGCAATGAGGTGAATGTCTTTTCCTGGATCTGCTTTGAGTTGTTCAAGTAAGCCTCCTTCAGTGAAGTGCGCGAGAAGTTTCATTTCCTGGGCTGAATAGTCTCGCCCAATAAAGACGTATTCTGGTTGAGGTACTATGTACTGCCTAACATTAGGTAGCGGGAATTCTAGCCCATATCCCACAGAAGCGAGTTGCGCAAGTAAACCTTCCCACACAACAGGCACGTTCTGTAGGTTGGGGGAGGACGATAGTCGTCCAGTTCTTGCTCCAGTATCTGTGTAGTTGCGAATCTGGTTCCATTTGATGAAAAGTTTCCCATGGCTTTGTGCTTGGAGAAGCCATGGGTGCATGAATGTGCGGAGACAAGTCGCGACTGAACCCCGTACCAGCAAGCGTCCAAGGAGCTGAGGGTCTCCAATTGCTCCGATAAGCGAATCTTTTGCTGTGCTGCGCTTTCCGGTGGGCGTTGTTGCGAATCCTTTGCTAAGGCCCGCAGCCTCGATCGCATCTGCGAGCGCCGCATTCGAGTCAACGTCAACTGTCTTTCCGATTCTCTCGCAGATTTGCTCATCTAATTCCTCGAGCTTAGCAAAGTAAAAGTCGACATCAGTCTTAAGCAAGTTAATATCAAGGTTTACTCCCCGTTGCTCCATACCCATAATATACGGCATGAGCTTCATCTCGTTCAGATAAGCTCGTTTCATGTTGACCTCCGTTCAATTTCTGCTTTGAACTTCTTATAGAGGTTCAATGTCTTACGTACATCCCCAATGGCGTAGCTTCCAACAAGATTTCCTGGTGCCTTAGCGATGTGAGCACCCCAAGACTTATCGTTGGAACGACATATTCCATGTGCCACAAGCCAATCCCGCACTGCATCCCGCTCGGTAGGAGGTTCACCAAGATGTTGTTCCGCCAAGGGCTTGAGGGACAATTCGCCGAATGGATCAAGAAGAAACGCTTGAAGCATTGTGTCATGTACTCTTTCCCAAGGTACGATCAATCCCATGCGTTCTTCTATGATGGAACAGTCGAAAGGTGCATTATGGAAGACTAACTCGTTATCTTCGTTCTCTAGAATACAAGACAATTTGTATTGAGCATCTTCATACTCAATGTTATTCTCAATTGGATGCCGCCAAGCCATATAGAATGGAAGACCACCATCTTCGTATACTGCAAGGCCTGAGGGCACG